AACCAAGAACTTGAATATTTGGGTTGGGGGAGTTCAAACATGGCTTTCCAGAAAGATACTTGATGACAATGATGGCAGGGCGTTAACTGACGGAGAAATAGAGGAGGGGGTGGTTTATTTAGGGTTAGATTTAGGAATGGTGAGCGATATATCGGCTTTAGCCCAGCTCACGGTGTTCGATAATGACCGGCTGCACGTAAAAATGAGGTATTATATGAGCGAGGCGGCTTATCGGCGGCTTATAGCCAGGGGTATTCCTTTGGACATTTGGCGCAGGGAGGGGGTGGAAATTAATGTAAACCTAGGCGCAGCTACCGATACGAGGGTTATTCAGGAGGATATTGTTGATTTAGCGGAGTCTTTGGACGTAGAAAAGATACTTTTTGACAGATGGTCAACGCATGAAATTGTTAGAGGGCTTGAGGATGAGGGCATTTATGTTAAAGGTGTAGGGATGGGATTTAAAGACCAATCAGCACCTATTCAATATACTGAAAGAGCTATGAAGGAAAAGAGGTTTGTTCTGGAGGGCGACAGTATGTTAAAATGGATGTTCTCAAATATTGTGCTTGACATGGATGCTGCTGGTAATCAGAAGCCTAACAAATCTAAGGCTGATGACAAAATTGATGGGGTAAGCGCATTATTGAACGCTGTATTTGGCTTTATTAACATTGATGGAGGGCAGGAGAGCTCTTATGTGGGGATACGAACCATTAAGATAGGATAGCTAATGTAAGACACCTATTGCCATGCGAAATTTAACCATTAATTTCGCACGTATGAGCATATTCAGCCTTTTCAATGCAAAACCAGAGGACTCTGGTACTAATTCAGAATTAAGGTCAGACTATAACCCTGCTTTTTTAACAACGTTAACCCAAGCTATAATGCAGGCCAACGCTGTTTCTAAGGGAGAAACTCCAATAAACGAAAAAACATCTTTGACAATAGCCGCTGTTTACTCAGCGGTAAAGCTATTATCGGAGATTCCTGCTTCATTAAGCATACTTCACCAGCAAAAAGACGGAAACTACTACAAGACTATTGATGATAGTGTTATAGCAAGAACATTGAGAAAGCCTAGTGCTGCCCAAACGTCCTTTAACTGGATGCAGACTATGTTAATGAGGCTTCACATGAGAGGGAACGCCTACGCATTTATTGATAAAAGGGAATTACAAGCTCAGATTATACCAATATACGATCAAGATGTGGAAGTACTTGTAGCCCCAACAGGGGATGAAGTATTTTACCGCATCGGAGGCCAGACATTTGCCTCATACGAGATAATTCACTTTCGGGGCATGAGCCTTGACGGGTTTGTTGGTATCAGCCCTATCCAATGGGCAGCGAGAACACTTAGGAACATGATCGACTCTAGCCGCTTTATGAGTAAGCTTTTCGAGTCAGGTATTATGGCTTCAGGGTTCTTTACAACGGCTGACAGGTTAGGAAAATCATCTTACGACAGGTTAAAAGCCGATATTGAGCAAAATTCGGGTATAAACAGGGCTGGAAAGGCTAAGATATTGGATTCCGGGCTTAAATTTGAGCGAAATACACTCTCGGCAGTCGATGGTCAAATTATCGAGTGGATGGGTTTTGGTGTAGAAGAAGTGGCGAGGATTTACCGGGTACCGAAACATTTACTGTATTTGGATGCAAAAGGAGGCTCAACCAGGTCATTTAGCACCCAAGCCAGAGAATTTCTTACTTATTCACTTGCTCCTATACTCAATAATGTTGAGGAGGAACTTGCTGTTAAGTTATTTACCACTATTCAGTATGACTCCGGGAAGGAGCGAATAAAATTTGATATTAAAGCTTTGCTGAGAGTTGACCCCAAAGAAAGGGCTGACTACTACGCGCAGCTATTTAACCTTGGCTCGATCACACCAAACGAGATTCGGTCAGAGGAAGATTTAGCGCCTATCGAAGGTGGTGACTCTACATACATTCAATTAAACCTTGTTCCACTAGATAAGATTGAGAAAATTGTGGATGACAGGATTATGCAGCAACAAGTAAAAACCGTGAACTAATGGAAAACAGAGAACATTTATACGTAGAAGATGCCTCGATAGAGGTAAGGGAAGGAGAAGGTGGAGTATCAATGATAGTTGGTGAGGCCGTAATATTTGAACGCGAGTCACACGCTTTATTTGGAGAGTTTGTCGAGGTTATTAAGAAAGGAGCCTTTGATAAAGCAAGAATGGACAGGGTTATTGCCCGGACAGGACACGACTCGGCTGTACTTTTAGGTACAACAATGGGACAGACCTTACGCCTGATGAAGGATGAGGATGCCCTTCGCTACGAGGTAGATATACCGGACACAGTAGCAGGAAGGGACACCGCTACCTACATTAAGCGAAAAGATATTGGCGGTTCCAGTTTTGCTTTCGTTCCTGACTATGGAACGATTAAGTGGGTTGACCGTTCAGAAGAAAAGAAGCTGCCTATCCGTGAAATTCACGATGTAGCGATACTGTTCGACGTATCTCCTGTTATCAATCCTGCCTACCCGTCTTCAAGTACGGGATTAAGGGAAGAAGATGCTGATTATCCGGTAGCTTTGAGAGAACTCCGGGAATGGAGAGCGGCTCAGGCTAAGGAGGAAGGCAGAGAGACGCAGAAGCAGATTGACGAGCGCAATGCTCAGGAATTAAATTTAAAGGCTAAAAGCGACACGCTAATAGCTATTCATTCACATAATAAACAGAAACAATGAAAAAATTGTTAGAACTCAGAGCGGAAGCCTTTAACAAAGCTGAGGTTATCGCAAAACTGGTTAAGGACGAGAATCGTTCTATGACCACCGAAGAAATGGAATCTATGCAGACAGCCCAGCGAGAAGTTGAGGAATTGGATGCTAAGATTGCTATTCAAAAGAAACAGGATGAATTACGAGCGGCTAATGCAAAGCCCGTAACGACTCACCTTCCTGCACAAGGTAAAGAGGAAAGAAAAGCGGTAGAACGATACAGTCTATTGACTGCTATTCGTAGTGCTGTTAACCCGGCGGTAGCTCTAACCGGGATTGAAAAAGAAATGCACGACGAAGCTATAAGGGAGCAACGTGACGCGAGAGTTGACGGATTAATTACGGGCGGTGTTAACGTACCTTCTATATTGATGCGAGCAAATGAACAGGTGGTTGACCCTGCTGCCCAAGGTGGTTACACCGTTGACACTTCTATTGCGGAAGTAGTTTCAATTTTACGCCCTGAAACGGCTGTAAGAGAGGCTGGGGCAACATTTTTAACCGGCCTTAGGGGTGACGTAGCGTTTCCTCCACAAGATACCGGGGCTGTAGCAACATGGAAGGGAGAGATAGAATCAGCGGATCAGGGAGCGCAGACTTACAGTACTGCGAAGTTAACTCCACACAGATTGCCTGTTTATACTCCAATTTCGCTGCAATTGTTAGCGCAATCAAGTATTGACATGGAGCAGTTTGTTCGTAGAGACCTTGAAGGAGCTATCGGACAGGCATTGGAAGAAGCTATTTTCAACGGTTCCGGCGTAGGAAGCGTACCTCTTGGTGTTCTCAATACCGTCGGTTTGCCGATTCATCCACTAGGTACTGATGGAGGAGCTATGACTTTTGATGATCTAGTTGCTCTTGAAACGTTAGTTGCCGCTAACAACGCGGACAAAGGAAGAATGGGTTATATCACTAACTCTAAGGTTAGGGGTAGCTTGAAAACAGAGCGTAAAGATACTGGTTCTGGAATTATGACGTGGGGAACCGCTGTTGGGGACAACATTCTGAATGGCCGTTCAGCGTATGTTAGCAATAACATGCCGGATGACTTAACAAAAGGTGCTGGAACTGATTTATCAGCGATGATTTACGGTAACTGGAACGATTGTTTAGTTGGTAACTGGGCAGGAATGAACATGATTGTTGATCCTTACACCAAAGCAATTGAGGGACAAGTTGTTCTTGTAGCTAATACCTTCTGGGACATCTTGCTACGAAGAATAAAATCTTTTTCTGCTGCTGTGGACATTATCACCGCGTAAGGATGAAACTTCTTGTTAAGAGCCATGCTCCGAGTCAAGGATTCGGATATGGCGCAGGGGTTCATCAGGTGGCTGACAATCTTGCTGAGAAAATGATTAAGGCAGGAGTGGCAGATTCTATGGAACCTAAAAAAGCACCAGCTAAGGTTAATAAACCTAAACAGAAATAAGATGGGAATAATGAACAGCACATTGGCGGTTATCAACAGAGATACCTCTGGGATAGCAACAGTCGAACAAGCTAAAAATTGGCTTAGGGTTACTGGCAATTCGGAGGATGTCCTTATTCAGGGAATAATCAATGGAGCGGTCGCTTATGCTGAGAATTATCTCAATCGTACTATTAGCAATAATCAGTACATGATGTCATTAAATCACTTTACAGAACTGGTGGAGCTTCGGCTTCCACCGGTTTCGGAAGTGACTAAGATTGAATATTTTGACGGCGATGGAGCCGTTCAGCAGTTTGATGTTGCCAATACCAGGCTTAACATCGAGGAAGGGTATTTGTCCCTGAAGCAGGGGGAGAGTTGGCCGGAAGATATTGCCGATGAGTACTTTCCAATCCAGATATACTATACCTCGGAAGGAATGGTTATAGGTAATCAGGGTGCTGATATTATTGATGCCATTAAGCTAATTATAGGTTACAGATATGACCTTAGAGATGATCCTAACCAGCGATGGAGGAAAGCCTCAGATAATATTCTAATGCAGCTTAGGCTGTATAACTACTCATAAGATGAGGACTATTTTTTCAGGAGAATTAGATAGATTTTTAACTATTGAGGAACCGTCCGGGATTAAGGACAATTTTGGGCATGACGATCCTAAGTCATGGGTTGATGTCCATACTAATATTCCTTGCGGAATTAGTATAAAGAAAGGAGGAGAGGTTTGGGAATCGACTCAGGATGTAGGGAACGAGACAACAGAATTTAAGATAAGGTTCATTCAGGGGATAACACCAAGAATGAGGATAGTTTTTGAAGGTGAAAAATATGACATTAAGCGAGTTGAAGAAATACCCCGGAGAAAAGGGTATGTAATTATCGCTCAATGGAAAGATAATAGATAATCATGGCGGTCAATCAAGGAGCGGTAACAGCAGTAAAAGGAGCAGGAGCTTCTTGGGCTGGGATGCCAGAAGCCATAGCGTTCTTATCATATATGAGTAGCAGGGAAAAGAACCCTGCAATAAGGAAATCTTACGTTATAGCTACTAAGGATTACCGTAGGGCTTTGAAGGTTGCTACCCCTGTACAGAAAGAGACAAGGATTAGTGGAGTCAGAGACCTACGGAAAAGAACAACTAGGCAAGCAGCCAGAGGCAAGCTCGGAAAGAAAAGAGGTTCTTTGAAACAGTCGGTTGGGATTGCAAAGTCCAGGAAGCACAAGAACAAAGGGGACCTAATAGACCCGATTTGGGCAGGACACCTTGTAAAAAAAGGAGCTTTTGCCCAACATTTTATTGTTCTCGGAACACCGGCAATAGTTCAGAATGGCTCATCCCTTCATAGGGGAGCAGGAAGGAGAAAGAAGACAATGAGATTTAGTTTGAAAGGAGGAACCGTTCACACTAAGTTAAGAAAAGCTAAAGCGGCAAACCATTATGTCAATCCGATAGCAGCGAAATATAAAGGAATAATACTCAGTCAATTTGGGGACAGCTTTATCCTGGCAATGAAGAAACACGCCAGAAAGAGATACCCGGAATATTTTAAGTAATGAAACTAAAGACGATAAGGGACATATTGATTGCAGACACTCGGATAACCGATGTGGTAGGGGATAATATATTTGTGGCTTATGCCGACAAAGAGGTTCCTGCCCCATTCATTATTATCGAGAGTATGGCACAGGCCCCTATCAATTGCAAGGACAGAGCTTCAGTTATGGATAACTATACGTTCAATGTCACAGCGGTAGCCGAAGATTACGGAACGGTAGAAACGCTCTTAGGATTTTCCAGAGAAGACCTGGACATGTATAAGGACACCGACTTTAAAGGAATAAGGTTTGCTGGGTTGTTTGACGGGTACGATGGTACCCAAGACTACTTTGTAAACACATTTAGTTTTAACTCACTAACAACAGCACCATGATAGTAAAATTAATGCAAGACCACACTTATTTAGGAGTTGACTTCAAGAAAGGAAGCACGATAGCTATGCCCAGAAGACTTGCTCTGCAATTGTGCCAAGATGAGATTGCTGTATCTAACGAGGACGTTCCATGTTCAAAAAGAGGAGCAGTTAAAGAGGAGCAGAGATTTAAGCAACAGGTCGAGCAAGCCGAGGATAAGGCTATGCAAAAGGCTGAGATTGCCGATATGGGAGTAGGGGCAAAACGAAAAAGAAAAAAGAAATAATATTAATTTTAAAATACAAAAACGATGGCAACACTAGGAACAGTAGATGGAAATGCGATAGGCATTTACATTGATGATGTATTGATAGCTTGTGCTACCTCTGCATCGCTCGATTTAAGCACCAATATGTCCGATACTACTTGTAAGGACAATAATGGCGCAGAACAGATTAAACCAAATCAGAAAACATGGGGAATGGGACTGGATGGTATGCTCGCATTTGACGCTGTTGCAGGATGGTCAGACTTATGGGATGCATGGGATTTAGGCTCATTGGTAACTGTCAAGTGGGGAACTGCGGACTCAGGAGATGAGGTTTATTCAGGAGGTGCTTATATCGACAGTTTGTCGGCACAAGCTCCTTTGAATGACGCTTCTACGTACTCTGTGAATTTTAGGGGAACGGGAGTTTTAACAAAATCACTTAACTCATAAGACTATGGCAAGGTTATTATTTAAGGGAGAGACTATCGAAGTGAAAGTCACCCATAACGTACTGAGTGAAATGATTAGGGTCACTAATACGCCCTATGCAGAGTTATCAACCCTTATTAATAAAGACCCTATGGGTTGGATGAGGGATATTTTATACTGTTCTTTGAAAGTTTACGACCCATCAAGGCTTGGAACCATGACCCAATATGATGTTGGCGACGTATTGTTTGCCCTTGATAATGAGGTACGGATGGAGTTCTTAAAGGGGCTTACCAAGGATTTAATCCAATCCGTTTCTTCGAACGGAACCCAAGAAGTTAACTCTACCGACACGGTAAAGTAACCTTGCCTGACTTGGAGAGGAGAGCTGTTACGAAGTTTCGGCTTTCCCTTTCCGAGTTTTGGGATTCCACACCAAGGGAACTCGAACTACTGATGGAGCAATCAGCTTACCATTATGAGTTCGAGATGAACAAGGTCAGGCATTTAATGGTGGTTCATATTAACTTGAACCGAAAAAAAGGAGCGAGGGCTAAATCTCCAAAAGAGATTATGTACTTGCCTTTGATAGATGGTAATCAAAAGTCTAGGGATGAGTTATTAGCAGAAAAAGAGGAGTTAAAACGAAAAATGGAACTAATTAAGAAAAATTGGAAATAGGCCATGATTAAAGGACTTCTTACTCTGATATTAGGAGCCAATACTACGGGGCTTGACAAAGCACTTGGAAGAAGCGGCAGGAACTTAAAGCGATTGACAAAAGTAACGGAGCTTGCTAAAGCCGCCGTTATCGGATTTGGAGCAGCGGCAGTCATAGCTTTAGGGGTAGATGCAGTAAACTCAATTATAAAGTTTGATAAAGCCATGACAGGCCTATCAGCTATACTTGGTGTTACCAGAGATGAAATGAAAAATCTGGAAGACCAAGCCATCGCTCTTGGTGGGGCTACAATTTTCACAGCAAATCAAGTAGGGGAACTTCAAACAATTCTTGCTCGTT